TTTCATCAACTCTGGTAAGTTTGCAGAGTGATACCTTTGTAGTGAAGTCATAGTGTCCTCCTAAAGCGACTTTATTACTGTGAGCCCGATGGCACTCACACTTCTATTTAACCATATTTGTATTAAAAAGGGGATGTTGAATCCCCTACATTCTTATTCAGTTACCTCTACCTTTTTCTTTTTAGATCCTATATTATATTTTGTTTCTAATATCCAGTCACCCTTATCTTTATATGCTAACACTTTTATTTGATTTAATGGTGCAACATCCTGTATCGTATCAGAATTAACTATACCTACAAGGCCCCAGTCTACTAGTAGTTGTGCAATACGGTTTCTTCTCTGTACATCATTTGATGTCAGGTTAGCATGTTTACCATCAAGGGCAAATAATTCTTTGAAGTGTACTAAAAAATATCTACCTTGCTTATGAAGAATATGGCAAGACTGATATATTTTCTTTTCTTTCCTCGATGCGACACCAATACGAGTTAATGTTTCTCTTACCTTGAGAAAATCATCTGGTTCATTTAATGTGACCTCAACCATCTGGTTAGGATCCCAATTCACTTCAGGTTCACGAAGAACGCTCATTGTCTTCCTCCAATATCAAGTTTAGATTTAATAAAGTTCAGTTGTTCTTTTGTAAGAATCTTTAGAATCTGTTCCGCTTTAGCATTACTATATCCATAGTATTGTTTGACAGTATCAAGGTCATTGATCTTGTCTTTACGCAACCAAGGAGAGAATCTTTTCTTCTTCCTCACTATATGTATAAAAAAGTCATGTTGCATTTTCTTTGGTAAGAATGAATACTTATTCATCTCATTTGCAAACATTACTGTGTCAAGATGTCCTGATAAACACTTGTTAATTATGAATGGAGGATATTCTTTTTCAACTGATGGATCTTCATCAATCAGATTTTTTTTATTTAGATTGATTGAGTTTAGCCAGTCCTTTAGTTCCATCAGTTTCATTATCAAAGTAGGATGAGCAAGAGCAAACAAGATTACGATCACCGTAAACATTGTCTATTCTTGATACAGCAGGCCAAAACTTATTAGATTGATCTACAGGATATGCTGCTTGCTCTCTGGTGTAATTATACACCCATTCAGTTGAACTTACAACCCTTGCGGTATGTGGTGAATTTTTAACTATCTCAGGAACAGTAAATATTTCTCTTCCTATCATCTCCATTGCTTTTGCAAATCTCTTAAGTTCATCAAGTGATTCACTTTCAGTTGGTTCAACCATCATTGTTCCAGTAACAGGCCATGATAATGTTGGAGCATGGAATCCATAATCCATCAATCTCTTTGCAATGTCCTCTGCTGTCACGGGAAAATTACGACAATCAAAAATACATTCATGAGCGATTCTATCATTCTCTCCTCTATATAATACCTTGAAATATGGATCAATTTTATGTGCTAACCAATTTGCTGATAGTAATGATATTTCACTTGCCTTGCGTAATCCATCACCACCCATCATACGAATATACATCCAACTGATTGGAAGAATACTAGCACTTCCATACTCTGCTGATGATACACGATGAGTCACAAAAGGTGTCAAATGTTTTGCAACACCGATTGGGCCAACTCCGGGGCCTCCACCACCATGAGGAATACAAAATGTCTTATGTAAATTAAGATGACATACATCAGCACCATAATCACATGGTTTTGCAAGTCCAACTTGTGCGTTTAGGTTTGCACCATCAAGATATACCTGACCACCATTCTCATGTACAATCCTACAGATATCTTTAATAGTTGGTTCAAAGACACCATGAGTTGATGGATATGTAATCATAATACATGATAGTTCAAATGTATTCATGATTGCTTGTTTCTCTAAGTCTTTCAAATCAATATTGCCACTATCATCACATTTGATAGGAACAATCTTCATGCCCGCCATGACAGCACTTGCAGGATTTGTCCCATGTGCACTTTCAGGTATAAGACAAACATTCCTCGTCGTATCACCCTTACTTTTGTGATAATCTTGTATCGCTAATAATCCCGCATACTCACCCTGAGATCCTGCATTTGGTTGAAGGGATATAGAATCAAATCCAGTTATTTCACATAACCAACCCTTTAATTCTTTTATAATTATATCATAACCAAGTGTTTGAGATGCCGGTGCAAATGGATGTATATTTGCAAACTCTGGCCATGAGACTGGCATCAATTCTGATGCTGCATTAAGTTTCATAGTGCAACTACCCAATGGCATCATACCATTCACTAATGAAAAATCTTTTTGAACTAACTCATTAATATATCTCATCATATTTGTTTCACTTTGATAATTATTAAATACTTCTTGAGTTAACCAAGGTTTATTTCTTTCTGAAATACTTACCCAATGATAATCTCCTATCGAGTCAATAACATGATCTATAGTATCAAATTTATTTGTAACATCTAATTGAGAATCAACAAGTTGTTTTAACTCTTCAAGTGTAGTGCATTCATCTAAAGTAATTAAGGTGTATCCATCTTCATATCTTACATTAAATCCTTCTAAAGCAAGAAAACTTTTAAATCTTACTGTATCAAATCCTTCAGACTCATCAACTTCTATTCCACACCATGATAATGCTTTTTGTAGTGCTTGCCTATATTTTAATATTCTGGTTGCTATTTTTTTCAAACCTTCCGAACCATGATATGCAGCATAAAAACCTGCCATATTTGCAAGCAATGCTTGGGCAGTGCATATATTGGATGTTGCTTTGTCTCTTCTTATGTGTTGTTCCCTTGTTTGTAATGCTAGCCTTAGTGCTTTATTACCTTGACTATCTTTCGACTGCCCTACAATTCTTCCGGGAATCTTTCTCTTATATTTTTCACTTATTGCAAAGAATGCTGCATGTGGCCCTCCAAAACCCATAGGTATACCAAATCTTTGCATACTACCTACAGCAACATCAAAACCCATATCTCCTACAGGTTTCATTAATACTTGACATAAAGGATCTACAACTGCGATCTTCATACACTTATACACATCTGCAATACGAAGTATTGAACTTGGATCATAAAGTCTACCATTATTATTTGGTAACTGAACTAATAATCCAAATGCATCATCAAATTCCTCTAATGCTGCAACAGTATCCCAATCAAGTAATTTTATTTTAATTCCTAAAGGTTTTGCTCTTGTTTGTAATACTTTTAAAGTTTGAGGAAATACTTGACTATCAACTAAAAATGTATTTTTCTTAGATGTGCTGTGTGCAAGTAACATTGCCTCTGCTGCAGCAGTTCCCTCATCCAACAAAGATGCATTCGCTATGGGTAAACCAGTCAACTCTGATACTAGAGTTTGAAAGTTAAATAATGCTTCTAGTCTACCCTGTGATATCTCTGCTTGATATGGTGTGTATGATGTATACCATGCAGGATTTTCAAAAACATTTCTTTGAATAACTGATGGAGTTATTGTCCCATAGTATCCTTGTCCAATTAAACTTCTCTTTATTTTATTCTGACTTGATATCTCTTTTAATTCAGCAAGTGCCTGTTGTTCACTACATCCATCAGGTAATTTATAATCTCCCCTTAATAGTATAGAATCTGGTACTATTTGTCTAACAAGTTCATCCAAACTAGAAAGACCCAAATCCGATAGCATTTGAGTCTGTTCTGCCTCTGATGGGCCAATGTGTCTAGAAATAAATTCTGTCATTAAATACCTTGATCTTTTTGACTTTCAAAAAATTCTTGCATTGTTGATTGCATCTGTCCTTTATTTTCTTTAGGATCTAATTTATTATATCCTTTTGCTTTTTTCCAGTTACTATAAAGTGCTTGAAGATGCCATGATTGCGATAAATTCTTAGGGCCATTTTCAAGTAGTTCAAGTTCCATTTTATTACTGGTGTAGGATTTGTATTCCTCTCTCCAGTTTGAATCATCGTAAAGTGGTGTTGTCATTTGTTGTAAGCGAAAGTTTTACCTTTAATTTGAGATTGTCCCTCTGGGTTTTTACCTTGTGGTTGGAATTTACCCACACCTATTCCTTTTGTTTTTGGGCCAAGTCCACCCTTTCTTGTTGCTGATAGTGTACCACGCTTTTTAGTTGATGTCAATACGGAGTCCTGTCCATATTTCTTACCTAACTTTTTAACTTCTTTTTTAAATTTTCTCTTACCCATCTTACCACGATCTATTACATGACTCCTTTCTTTTACCTTAGTTTCCTTTCCTGTCTTTTCATCCTTCTCAACATATGATCCAGTTACCTTTGTAGCACCTCTTTTAAATTTACCACGAATATCTTTATCTAATTGCTTTGCCCTTGCACGGTTTTCTTTTGCAGAAAGATTAGCTCTGGATGCAGACATAACAGCAATGCCTTTTTTATCAGATTTACTTTTAATTCTACTAAGACTACTCTCGTCCAAGAACTCTTTAAATGTCTTCATCCTTCGCACTAATTTTTAAGTATTTATTATCGTATGATTTGTATGTCATCATCTTGTGTCCATAACTCCACCTTATCTCTAAATCTTCCCTCTGCTTTTAACTTATCATATCTCTTTGTTGCCTTCTTCTTCCACCATGCCAATATATTTTCAAGATGAAACTTATCCCAGTTCTGACCACGAACTAATTTATCTTGTTCACCATTAATAACTTCACGAACATTACCATAACCATAATCAGATATATAAAATCTTTTCTTTTGTGTTAAGTTGAGTGCCATGTCTATAGTATCTGTAAATTGTTTTAACTCTGTATTCATATCATATTCTTTCATGGAGTTTTTAATAATTGATATCATCTTTGATTGTCTCTTCATCTTTTTAGATGATGCTTTATTATCTGTAAGAGGTGTATTATCATTCCATTCCCTAAAACGATTATGTAATCTATGAAATGCATCATCATGAAGTAATGGTGTGAACTTACTTTCAGTTAGTCCTTTATATCTCATAAAAGGTTTTAGTCCATCATACTGTGATGCAGATGTTGTAGATCCATATAGAGATGTCGTTTCAAATAGTGCTATCTCTTTATCAAATACTTTCGATATAGTTTCTCTTGCAAAATGTGAACAACATAACAATGCCAATAATTTACCACCAAGATAATTATATCCAAATGGTTGAGAAGGAACAATTACAAAACCCATCGCAGTGTGGCGATTCATCAAAGTTAAATTGGCTGGTTTACCTAACCAAAGATTTCTTGGTTTAGAATTAATTGTAGGAGAACCAAATCGAATAAACCCAATAACTTTATTTGTATTCTTTTCATATACCATCCAACGCAATTCTCTACCGGGAATATTTGTCTCATTATTATGTGATGAAACAGCACCCAACATTGTTTTGTAATAATCCTGTGGAAGACTATTTTGAAATCTATCACCTACAAATCGAATATCAAACTCCATATCATTTGGATGAATATCTTCATTTAAAAATTCATCTTCAAATGAGGTAAGAGCACTAAAACTTTTAACAGTTTCTTTTTTAACATATCTAAGATAATCTTCAATATTTCCCATACGCGAAAAATACCTTATGAACTCATCAGCAGCCCATAAGGTATTATCTTTAGAAATAAGATTTATCGTCATATTTTAGTTTTGATTTTTATTAGCTTCATCTGCAATCTTCCATGCAAGAACATCTTGAAAAGGAATTAATTTACCTGCCATAACTTCTTCATGAGAACTTGGTGCAAATAGCAACTCTGCATCTACATGTTGTGCAGGATATCTTCCATTCTTAAATCTATACATGGAGATAGCATCTAACTTCCTATAAAGTTTTTCCCTAGCTTCATAAAAATCATATCTCTCTTGCATTTCTTTTCCATCCTCATCTGGTGGTGGAGTAATTACAATCTGATGCATTGGATGTGGTGATTGATCTTTATGGAAGATAGAACATCTATACATCTCATCTATGTGCTGTCTCCATCGTGCTCCGTTCTTAGCATTCTGCAACCAGTATTTTGATGGATCTGATATACAATCTGCTTTTCTTGGATCAGTAAACAAATCATCATTCATATAACCTCTGAATGATTGATTAGTAAATGTTTTATACCTAGCAGGTTTAAATCTATCTGAGTTGTCTGCAATCAATTCTTTGAATAGATTGTTTCTTTCTTTTTTGGTTAGACTATTTCCACCATACTCTTCAATCTTTACTTTAAGTTGATCATGATCTATCTCTGTACCATTTTCTTCTTTGTAAGCATCTGCGTATGCATTTACACCAGTCTCTACATCTGTGACAGTATTCTTTCTGCGGTAGACTCCTTCTGATGGATCATTAACTTTATTCTCAAAGTCAATTCTAGCTAATATGTTTTTGGGTCTTACTATCCAAAAACAATATGCTCTTATTCCTAATGCTGGAAGAACTTCTGGATGCAAACGAGTTCCACCATTTAATGTGTCATATGCTTCATCTATGCAGATAGGATACTGCCCCATATCTACCTTGTTGTTTTCATATGACTCTTTCAACTTCTCTCTGTCTCTAGGAAGTGAGTCTGCTTTTTTTCCACCATTAAGGATGGAACTGACTTTACTGATTGGTAGTACAACTTTACCTACCAACTCAACATCATGTAAATCGAATTCTTCACAGAAATCTTCAAATTCTGCAGTCCAGTTATTTGGATCGCAGTGCTCTGGAGTGATATAGTTATCATCGCACAAGAGTAATGTGTCAAAGACACTTGCTGTTTCTTCAGTCATTATAGTAAGATCGTTAGATCAATAATGTGTATAATTTAATTGTAACAGATAGATTATATCTTGTCAACTATGTCAGAAAATAAACGATTATCCAATACTCTTTTCATTAATTCAAGAGTTATTTGTTGTGGTCTTTGTTTCCAACCATACCATACACTCTTCTTACCTTTTGAATGTGGTGGAACTTTTGATCTTAGATAATATTGATCTTCAGTTACATCGTAAATCGTATTCCCATCCTGTAACCACCAATGCTTTTCATCTCGAAAATCAACAGCACTAAAAGGAACAAGTTTATCTGTATCCATCAAAAAGAAAAGGGCTTGTGATGAATGATAACAATGACCATAAAATTTATACTTTTGAACATCAGTAGCATACTTTAATCTTTTACCTTTTAAAAGATCTCCTGATAGATTTTCTTGTATCTTTACGATAACATCATCAATCTCATCGTATGGGTAAGGTTCAAAGGTAAGAGTTCTTGTCTCAAAAACTTTTTCACCATCATACTTATTTCTTTCTACTTTTTTTATCAATCTATTGTTTCCCAAATAATATAATCATCAGAATCAATCATTTCTCTCATTGGCATATAAGGTGATTGACCTGTTCGTCTTTTATTTAATTCATCCCATTCCATTTTAATTGTTATTGTTTCAGTAAGATCGTTTACTGATTGTGACATACCACGATATCCATTACCAACATAAATTTGGCCTGCCATAACTGCAATAGTTGCAGCACCCCAGAAAATATAATACTTTCCAGACTTAATTTGATGTTTTATCTTTTGAATTGGTTTCTTGGTCATTTTCATAATTTTTACTTGGATAATAAACCTCTACATATGAATTACATCGAGGACATGATAGGTTAGTAACCATACTATACTCGGATTCTTCAAAATCGTCAAGATCATGATCTCCTCCCCAGATTAGTTCGGTATTACAGTGCCAACAATTCATTCAGCAATATCCTCTAATTTGTATAGCGAAATAAATTCTATCTCATTATTTTCCCATACCTTATGATTCTCCTGACGATCAACAATTGCAACAACACGATTTACAATATAACCTGCATTGCGAAGAACATTCACAGCCTTGATCGCACTACTACCTGTAGTGGTTACATCTTCTAATACTGTAACGATAGATCCTTTAGGTGGTTTATTACCTTCGATGACTTCTTTTGTACCATATCCTTTTGGATTCTTTCTCACAATAAGAGCATCGATATGCTTGCCAGAATAATATGCTTTCTGTGCAATACCACAAACTAGGGGGTCAGCACCAAGAGTGAGACCACCAACTGCAACTGAGTTATCTTCTACATGTTCTATCATAAGGTGTGAACACAATGCATTACCTTCACAAGATAATGTAACTGGTTTGCAATTAATGTAATGCTCTGATTCTTTACCTGATGATAAAGTAAAGTTTCCTTTCTTGTATGCTCTCTCTTTCAGAAGATGTAACAATGTTTTTCTATGTGTTTCCATTAGAGTATCAGTTTCTTGGTTGGTTTTGATATCTTACCAAACATAGAATTGTACTGTTCGATAATTTCTTCTTGAGGATCTCCAATATAAACAATATATTTTTTAGTAACTTCAAGTTTATCTTTTTGAAGTAAAGGAGACCAAGGAGCAAATGCAATTTGTCCTTGTTGTTGTGACGGTACTGCCACGATAGGATCAGTGAATGTGATTGAATCAGTGTCCTCTTTTACAATGTCAGCGATTACATCTTCGCCAGACCACATACGAATTAGTTTTACAGTCATTTTTTTTCAAATAATTTAATTAATTCATCACTACAA